AGGAAAGCATCCTCAACATCTATGCCTGCCGCTGTCCGCTGGAGCGCAGTACGGTATCGGCCATGATGACCGCAACCACATGGATGGACGCAGGCTCTGCGCTGGCGCACGGCTTCATTGATGCGGTAGCTGATCCGCAGTCCAGTCCTGCCAACAGTGCAAGGGCGCATGTGATCAACCGAAAAGATGCGGAGGCGAAGGTGCAGGTATGGCTGGATCGCCATAATCCCCAGATTCCGCGTCCCACCCCGGGAACGCGAAACTGTGAAACGCCTGTCATCGTGCAGGAAACTCCGGAAACCGCATCCGCCGCATCGGAGCCGGAAGCACCCGAGCAAGAGCCGGAGTCTGTTGATCCCGGCGTCCCTGCAGATCAGCTTCACAAGAGGCTGAATCTGATTAAACCCAACGACCGATAAACATGGAGGTATATGAACATGAGCAAGATTCTTGAAATGCGTCAGAAGCGCGCCGAGACCTGGGACCGTGCCAAGGCGTTTCTTGACGAGCATACCAATGAGAACGGCGTAATGAGCGCCGAGGATACCCAGCAGTACGAGCGCATGGAGCAGGAGGTTGTCGATCTCGGCCATGCTATCGAGCGCATGGAGCGCGCCGAGCAGATGGATCGCCAGATGAACGATCCTACCTCTCGCCCTCTGGCTTCCCGTCCCGAGAAGTCTCCTACCGGCAGGATGGGCCGTGCGTCCGATGAGTACAAGCAGGCGTTCTGGAACATGATCCGCAACCGCAGCGGTCATCATCTGCTGCACAACGCCCTGCAGATTGGCACTGATTCCGAAGGCGGCTTCCTCTGTCCCGACGAGTACGAGCGCACTCTGGTTCAGGCGCTGGCAGAGGAAAACCAGCTGCGCACCCTGTGTACCATCATCCGTACCGAGTCCGGCGATCGCAAGATTCCCGTCGTAGCCAGCCATGGCACCGCAAGCTGGGTCGAGGAGGAAGGCCAGATTCCCGAGTCTGATGACGCCTTCGGTCAGATCTCCATCGGTGCGCACAAGGTGGCGACCATGATCAAGGTGTCCGATGAACTCCTGCAGGATTCCGTTTTCGACATCGAGAGCTACATCGCGTCCGAGTTTGCCCGTCGCATCGGCGCTGCCGAGGAGGATGCGTTCATCAACGGCGACGGCGTTGCCAAGCCCACCGGTCTGCTGCACAGCACCAACGGCGCAGGTGTCGGCGTAACCACTGCGGGCGCTGCGCTGACTGCGGATGAGATCATCGACCTGGTCCATTCCGTGAAGTCTGTCTACCGCAAGAAGTCCGTTTTCCTGCTGAACGACAGTTCCATCAAGGCCATCCGCAAGCTGAAGGACGGCAACGGCCAGTACCTCTGGCAGCCCGGCCTCAAGGAAGGTCAGCCTGACAAGCTGCTTAACTACCGTCTGGTCACTTCTGCTTACATGCCGGAGGTTGCTGCCGGAGCCAAGCCCATTCTGTTCGGCGACTTCTCTTCCTACTGGATCGCGGATCGCCAGGGCCGTTCCTTCCAGCGCCTCAACGAACTGTATGCCGCTACCGGTCAGGTCGGCTTCCGCGCTACTCAGCGTGTGGACGGTCGTCTGGTGCTGGCGGAAGCCATGAAGTGCCTGCAGGTCAAGGGCGCGTAACCAACACGGAGAGGTTCCAATGAGCGGAGCCTCTCCGCTTCTTTTGAAGGGAGTTGATTCATATGAGCAATACGGCTCGTAACTATCATGCCCACGGCGGCAGCGAGTGGGTCATCGGTGGCAAGCTGACGTTTCTTCCCGGAGCGACGGTAGAGGGCGCAGATACGCTTTTCGGCGGACTGCCCGAAGCGGAACTGATCGAGCATACCCCAGCCTACGTTCCTGATAGCGAGGCTACTACGGTCGCTGCGCTGCGAGAGGACTTCAATGGTCTGCTGGCTGTGCTGCGTGAAGCGGGTATCCTGGCTTCCGAACCTACAGAAGATAAGCAGTCTGCTGAAGAATGACGGCGGTGATGTACCGTGATTCTGACGGTCGATGAAGTCAAAATCCATCTGCGCATCCAGCATGATGAAGAAGATGAATACCTCGAAAGCCTGATCGCGCAGGCCCAAGGTGCTGCGGAGGATTTCTGCAGAACAGAGTTTCAGACTGCTGCTCCGGAACCGGTCCGTCTGGCGGTTCTCCTGATGGTTTCCCACTACTATGAAAACCGCGATAACCCTGACCGACAGGTGTATCTCGCTATGCGCACGGCTTTTGAGAATCTGCTGTATCCGCACCGTGATCCCGAAAAGATGTTCTGAGGAGGCGAATTGAGTGAGAGGTTATAAAAACTTTGAATCCAGTCCGCATCCCGGAGATCTGAAGCACCTGGTGGAGATTGGCTATACGGAGAATACCATCAATGAAAACGGCTATCCGGAGCCCAAAGACGTTGTTGTGTGCAAGGTCTGGGCTGCTGCCATTGACGCCGGAAACCAGCATTATCGCGCGGCGGATGCAAAGAACACCGAGGCAGTGGTCAACTTTACCATCCGCTATCGTTCCGACATCAAGCCCGGCATGTGGGTACGCTTCCGTGATATGAAGTGGAATATCTCCACGCTGGGCGAATACGGCTTTGCCCGGAACTATCTGGGCCTGAAAGCCTCTATTGCGGAGGGCATCAGTGGATGAAACAGGTTCAGGACGCGCTCAGTACGCTGGGCATTCCCGTTATGGCCGGTATCTGGCGGGCTACCTCACCTGCACAGAATCCGCCAACACAGTATGTGGTGTATTCCACGACTACTACGGAGGGATCGCACCATGATGATCACGTGACATCCTTCCGTACCTATGTGTATCTCAACCTGTGGAGCGATATCGACCCGACCGAAACGGCAAATCGCATCCGAAGCATGATGTATGCGGCGGGTTTTTCCATGATTGAGGAATCGGATAAAGGCTACAATCAGCCCGCATATGACTCCGCTACCCGCCAGTACACGGTACAGTGGACATGGTGTCTGCGAGAGGATGTGAATTAGCGTGCCTCTGAAAGTGGACGGGCTGGATAACCTGATGACCGATATTGCGCGGATGGCGTCCTCCATGGATGCTGAAGGCGCGGGTGCACCAACTGCCAGACGCATTCTGACCGAAGCCGCACAGCCCATTCATCAGCAGATGAAAGCAAATGCCAGCAAGGACCCACAGCCCAGATCGGGCGATCTCCGCAAGGCGCTGAACATCGGCAAGGTGAAACGCAGCAAAAAGCGCGGTCAGCACATTACCATCGGCGTACATCGCAAGGATTGGGATCATGAGGACTACTATCCCGCTTATGTCGAGTATGGCCATGGTGGTCCGGCTCCTGCTCCAGCACATCCGTATATTCGTCCGGCTTTCGACACCTGGCAGGATGAAGCCTTTGAGATCATCCGTGACGGACTGCGCGACGCGCTGGACAATAACCCTACAGAATAACACAAAGCACAGGCTCGTTACGGGTCTGTGCTATTTCTATGCAATTCAAGGAGGATATCAAACATGGCTGCAACTGCTTCTCCGACCGTATCTTCCACGGTCGGTCTTAAAAACGTGGTTATCGCCCCTCTTACCGAGGACACCGAAGCCACGCTGACCTACGGTGAACTTCAGCTCATGGCGGGCGCCATCGAGGCGTCCGTAACCCCGGAAAACGCCGACCCCGATGTTCAGTATGCGGATGACGTTGAGTTCGATGTACTGTACCCTGATCCGGAGCTGGCGTTCAAAACCAAGATGGCCGACATCCCTCTGGTGATCCAGGAGATGATTTTCGGCAACCGCATCGACGATAACGGCGTTCTGATCCGTTCCGCTACGGACAAGCCTCCGTATTTTGCGGTCGGCTTCATGAGCGAAAAGTCCAATCACAAGTACCGCTATGTGTGGCTGTACAAGGTGCGCGCCAAGCCTGTGACCGAGTCCTACGCGACCAAGGAAGGCGGTACCATCACTCGCCAGACCGGCGAAATCGAGTGGACTGCGATCAAGCGCACTCACGACGGTCAGTACCAGGCAGTTGCCGATGAGGATGAGAACGGCTTCACTGCTGCGAAGGGCGCAACCTTCCTGCAGAGCGTGTACGAACCTGTTTTCGCCAACTCCGGCACCTGATAACCTCGCCGCCGTATGGAACAGTCTGTACGGCGGCTTCAATCTTGATCTGTGGAGGATGCAATCATGATTACCTGTAATCTGAACGGTAAGAAATATCATGTCGACTTTATCAGCGGGCGCGCTCTGCGAGAGATGGAGCCTGCTGCCAAAATGTATGGAAAGATCGTTGCTCTTTCCAATGCAGCCGTCAAGGGTGAAGAAGTTCCCGAAGACAGCAAATTCACCATTCCGGAAGCAATGGATGTGATGATCAAATGGTTCTGCATCCTCTTCCAGAATCAGTTTACCCCCGACGATGTGCTGGACGGTTATCCTGTAGATCGTCTGATGCACGACATTGCGCTGGCACTCATGGCTGTGCAGACGCAGACCACATCCATTCTTGATGAGTTCCCTACGAAGGCAGCGCAGACGGAGACGGCGACGACGAAAACGGAAGCCGTGAGCGAGGAGATCCCGCTGTTCTGACGCTGCATGATTTCATATATTCCACCTACAACTCTCTGTTGGAAGGCGGATGGCGCATGGCTGAGATAGACGGCATGGATATGCTTGGCTTTCTCCGCATCCGCGCCTGGAAAGCCGGACAGGAAAAGAAAAAGAAAGAACCCCGACGAGCGTATATCGACGAGGTTTGGGGCAACTTGAAGCCCACATGATGATATAAATACACTTCTTGTGCTTATTTAGGCAGGTGAAACCCAATGAGCGAAACGCTCCGCGACCTTGTGGTGTCGCTGTCCCTGCAGTCGGACAACTTCACCCGCAACATCAAATCCGTAAACAAGCAGATCCAGGAAGCGGAGTCGTACTTCCGATTGGCATCTGCCGGTGTAGAAAACTTCGAAAACACGGCTTCCGGGCTTGCAACGCATCTGAGTACGCTGGAAAGAAAGCTGACGCTGCAGAAAACGGCGGTTACACAGTATCAGGGCGCCTTGGATGCGGCAAATACGAAACTGCAGGAATGCTATGACCGTCAGGTTCAGTATGC